GGGCTTGAGCCACCGTTTCGCCGCTTCATGGGTCGCTTGGTGACTTCCGGGACCGGGCGACCAAATCGCCGTAAAGCCCTCCCTCAGACAGGTCTCGACAAGGGCGCAAGCGGCCCTGTATTTTTCGAGCCGCGCGTCTGTCATTTGGGTTGCTCCGTCACCGTGACGGTCGTTTCCACCGTCGTTGTTGGGGGCTCGTCGTCTCGTTCAACGTCGGCGTTGAAGCCGTCGCGGGTGGCGCGGATGCCAAACTTCAGTTCAGTGATTGCAGCCAGGGCGAACAGCAGCAGGAACGCCACCGCAATTCCCAGCCAGAACAGCGCATCGACACGCTTGGCCTCAACCGCTGGCGACCATGAGCCGAAGCGGATATAAGCCGAGATTGACACGATGAAGCCGAGGAACGACCCCGCCGCAATGATCTGAGCCCATAGGCGAACCGGCGCGGCCGACAGCATGGCCGTCCAGACGCGGCCGATCATCTGGGTGCCGATCTTGACCGCGACGGCGGCGCGGGTTGGTTCTGGTCTAGCTTGCCGTCGAGCTTGCGGACCAAGGCGATTAGGTTCTCAACCTGCACCTCAAGACGGATCACCGCCCGGTCGTGCCCCTCAACCGCACTCACGCGGCGTTCAAGGTCCGCCACCTTCTGCCGCAGCGCTCCGTATGTGGTCAGAGATGCGCCAGCCGAGAAGGCCACCGCCGCGAGCGCGATCCAAACCTCCGGCGTCATGATCCGCAAATCCGGGTCTTGAGGGCTCCAGTGTCCATCACTGCGTCCTTTTCAGTTTGACTCTGCGGCGACTGCACCGCTTGTTGTCCGGGCCTAGCTAGGTCCGTCGTCCATCGGCGGGGCCAGGCGGGGCGCTCGTAACGCCCCGCCTGGCCGGTTAGGTGATCCCCCGCGTGGTGAGTACGGGTGCGGGGGGCCTTACCGAACGAAAACGGCGGGGTTCACATACGGCCTGGTCAGCGCATAACCGGCGTCGTTAGGGTGGACGACATCGCCCACAATTGCAGCGGGCGTCATTGGTGGAGCCTTGAATATACCGCTGTTTCTAGCGCTCTCCAGTGCATCGGCCAGCTCGATATATCCAACGAAGCCTTCCATACCTCCTCGAACCTGCTCGTTGATGGCGATGCGCACGGCGTTGTATGTATTGGTCGTCTGGTTGGTCAGCGTCACCCAACTATCCGAGGAGGTGGCGCGCGGCGTGATCGTGGTCTGAAACCACTTGAGCGATGGCTTGAGGCCCCGGATCGTCTGGCGGTTTGCAATAACTTGAGCGGCTGTACGAAGAGTGGCGTAATCGTTGACGCCCAGCTCGATAATGCCGTGGGTGGCGTAGTCCAGATAGGTCGCCCGCTTTGCGCCGCCACCTTCCGCCCAATGCTGCGCCCATTGTCCGCCGCGCGACAGGTCTAGAACGGGTAGAAAGGGAGCTATCCCTGGGGACAGAAGGCCGCCGTAAACCCCTTTACCCGACGTTCCGCCCGTGTTGCACAGCAGGCTATCGCCAATGGTCGCCACACAGGGTGAGCGGGTTGTCGCAAGGATGGCATAGGGGCCAAAATTGGCGACTGCCCCATAAAGGCCCGTCCAGGCCGTGCAGGTCAGATCAGCGGCATTTTGCGAAGAGTGGTCAAGAAGAACATCGCTCGACAGAACCGACAGGTAAAAGATGATACCAGCCGCACTTTGCTGATAGGTGTTGATCCAGTATTGCGCGCCCTTGGGGATATTGACCGTGATGGCGTCGGATGGAACTTGAGTCGCTCCATCAGCCATAACCACCGAGTTTGCGCCACCGAACGTCACCCGAGTGAAGACGCCAGCGGGATACTCGATGTCGGCGGCAATAGTGCGAACCGCACCCGGCGAGGCCTCGCCCGTAGTCGTCGCGTAGAAGTTGCCATAGACCAGCGTCAGGCTGGTGAGGTCTTCGCGCGCGAACTCAGCCCGACCCGTCATGAATGACGTAATGCCAGCATTGAGGCTGTCGGCTATACGCGTGCGGCAACCGACGTGGCCGGTGTAGAGCGGCGGGATTTGGGCTCCCGATGAAATAGCGCGGGTCGTGACCATTATACGGCCTCCAGCAGGAATACGCCGTCCTGATCGGTCAGGTACGCGCCGTCAGTGTCGATGAGGAAACGGAAGCCGGGAGGCGGGTTCGCCCCCCCACCCGTAGAGAGGGTGGCACGGACAGGCGGGCGGATTACGCCGTGGATGACGCCGCTGATCATTTGCCGAGCCTGTAGGTGATCGTGCCCGACGTGAAGGCGGTGCAGTTCAAGCGGTAGAGCGTGCCTGCCTCGCTCTCTTGAGCGGTTACCGAGAACGGCGCTGTGTAGGCGGCAGTAGTGCCCGCGCTGTCTTCGGAGCAAACGAACCAGTTCACGCCGTTGTCGAACGACCGCTCAATCTGAACGGTGGCGACAAAGGTTCCCGAGGCGGAGATGTTGACTTGACCGCAGTTGGTGTCGCGGGTTGCAACGATGGGCGCGAACGTGGCGCTCTGGCCCGTTGCGGTAAAAGTGCCGGTGACAGCAGCCATGTGTTTTCCTCACGCAGAAAGGCCCGGCTAGCGGGTTGGGTGGTCGGATTGTTGGGGGTGTGGTAGGAGGGGGGATGCCGAAAGATCAGCCGCCGAAGCTACCGATCATCGACGCCGAATTTGAGGTGATCGAAGGGGAGCGGCGAGAGCCTGAAAAGTCTTGGACCGTTCGGCAGCTTGAGAAGGTGCCGCTAGTGTTCTGGCTAGGCGCAGGACTCGCTATTACCGCCTGGGCGCGGTCTGCCGGTTTGGCATAGCTAGAACCTCCGGCATCTTGAGGCTGGTGGCCTGAAGCATGCGGATGAACTCTTCCACCTGACGGGGATCGGCCGAAGATCCTTGCGGGGGAAGGCTAGTCGTCGGTTTACGGCCCATCATGGCGTAGGGGATGGACGCAGCGCCTAGCACGCCAGCGGTCGGAATTGCGACGGGTGCGGTCGTCGGATTGACCGCCGCGCCACCCAGAGCAAAGGCGCTCAGAGCATCCGCCGTGCCGGGGTTTCCGTAGCTGTCGGGCAGAACCTCCCAGGCGGCGTTAGAGAGGTCTTGGAGAACCGCTTGGCCCTTGGCGACGTTTCCCTTGCCCACTGACTTGTCGAGCGTGCGAACAGCCGTGGCAAGCTGGCCTGTCGTGAACTTCCCGCCTTTAGCTTTCGATGCAGCATTGCGCATCCGGGAATAGACCGCCCAGCCTTGGTTAGCCTTGCCGATTAGATCGGCCGCTTCGGGGCTTGCCGCGCCAATGGCGTCGCCTAGTGTCGTGTTCAGTTCATCCAGCGCAGCGCCAAGGGCTCGTTGGTCCGGGTCGTCATGTGCGCCAAGTTCAGCCGCCTTTTTGCCGAGCGCCTCTTGAGCGGATCGGATCTGTTGGCCAGACACCGGACCGCCCTCCAGATGCGCCAACCTGTTCTCAACAATCGCATCGAACTGACGGCTGACCGATTCCGGGTGTTCGGTCAGCGCCTGCTTGATCGAAACCTTCGCGTCAGCATAGGGCGCGCCAAGCTGGGTTTCAGGGACCATTGCTGCGGCGTCGTCATATGCCTTGCCAAGACGGCGGGCGACATAGGCCACGGAGTCGTGGCCGGTGTGGATGTTGGCCGGTACGCCCTCGCCGAATGGCTCAAGCGCCGTATGGCCAACTGACCTCACAAGGCTTTCATTGCTTCGACCGCGCGCACCCTTGATGGCAGCTCCAAGGATCGGAGCGCGGGCCGCTAAGTCTTCGGCATTTTTGAGCGCACCCCCAGCCTTTTGGCCAGGCGTCATGAACACGCCCGCATCCTTCAGGATTTGAACATTCCGCTGTTCTGGCGTCATGGTTGCCGGATCGCGAACGGGAGCCGGGCCAAGCTGCTGAAGGCTTGGCGTCCGTACCTGGGCCAGCGTTCCGCCTGCCAGAGACCCACCAAGACGCGCAAGGTTCTGCGCCGTCTCCCCGCCGCCCATGTTCTTGGCAATGTCGGCGCCAGCTTGGCCACCGATACCCGGAAGGACTGTGTTAGCCACACGGGCAGGCAAGGAACCCGGAGCGGCAAGAGCGGGGGCCATCTGGGCGATTGACTGAGCATAGCGGCCCGGCGTCGTCTGCGGAGTATGATATTTGCCGTCAACAGTCTGCGCAAACCGGTTCATGTCCTCCGTAGCAGGAGCACCCGCCAGAGCGGTTTTCAGGCCGGGCATGTTGGCCGACTGAAACGGAGTATTCTTCTTCAGCGACTGCCCCTGAATGGCCCGGATCAGGTTCTCGGCGTTGTCCGCCATGCTCACAGCGGTGTCGAGCATTTTAGGCGCAATTCGGGTTTCGGCCACAGAACCGGCAAGGCCCGCCATTCCCTGCATTGTCCCCGTACGCAGGGACTTGAGGATGTCCTGCACGGCGTTTGGTTTGATCGAAGGGGTGGCCTTTGAGCCTGTCGGCTTGGCTTCTTTCCAGGGCATCAGTCTTCCCACTCTAGAATTTTGCCGTTAGCCGACTTCAAGCGCCAAACCCCATCCGCGCCGCGACGGATCTCGGGGAAGCTGCCCTTCTTGTTGGGGTCTTCGATGTGCCATGCGCCCGTTGGGGCTTTCTTTGCGCCCTGAACCGGAGGCGGAACGACGTTTCCAGCGTTAACGCCGTAGCCTTCGGCATAGCCCCGGAAGCTGTCTGCAACCGTCTCATAGCGCTGGCGCTGCGACCCGTAGATGGTCTTTGCGGTGTTGGTGAACTCGGTGCGCTGCTTGGGGTTCAGGATCTGGCCGCTCATCGCCTTGTTATAGGCGTTGCGGACCTGATCCGGGACGCCTGCCGAGTTCTGAGCGCTGGCGAACTCGCCTTCACGAACGACCGATCCGGGGTCCAGCATCTTCATGAACGAGAAGACGAGCGACATATCGTTTTGTGCAGTAGGCTTCTGGCTGGCGATACCCTTGATCTGACGATATGCCGCGTCAATCGCCTTGAAGTCCTTGACCTCCGGCTTGGTCTCAAACTCCTTGCGCAGGTCTGTTTCGGCCTTGCGGGGCGAGGCTTGGTTGTTGGGCGACTGCACAGCATCCAGAGAGCCGTCAGGGCGGCGCTGGACGATTGTTCCCGGCAGGAAGCCAAGCGCCTGCGCCTCTTGAGCGCTAAGGGTCTGGGCCTGCTCTTTCGGCTTCTGCTGACCACGCTGAAGCACCTGCACGCCGCCACTGGAGCGCGTGCCGGGCTCAATGTGAACGTGGTCGCCCTCGTCAATCACATCCATGCCGGGAAGCTGGCCCTTAAGCGTCTGGGCATACTGCGCCATCGACATTCCAGGCAGGGGGCGGACGTCGCGGGCTTGGCCGGTCAGGTGGTAGGAATTGGCGACGCCGCCAACCTGGGCGTTGCGCTCTGGCGTGCGGGTTCCGCTGGTGACTTGGCCACCCGTTGAACCGATAAGCCGATCAATGCTCGCCACGTCGAAATTGCCCAACACGGGACCGGACGGGTTCTTGTCCACCGTGAACACGTTGCTCTCAGGGCTCGCGGTGACGATCTGGGGAGCGAATGGAGCATTGGCCACGGGCTTGCCATCAGGGCCAAAGCGGATCGAACCCGGCGACAGGGTGTAGTCGTTCTCGCTCTTGGCACGGTTGATATAGACCGGTTTACCCGTGCGCGGATCGACAAGAACCTCATTGGCCCCGAGCTTGGTTGGCCCTTCAGGCTGAAGCGCCTTGAGGATGTCCATGTAGCCGCCGACGTTAACGCCATCACGCTGCGCCTCAAGCAGCGCGCGCGGGCCCATGCCTTGCGGGCCGGGAGCCTGCGGACCTTGGGCCGAGACCAGATCGGGAGCGCCGAAAGTGCTATTGCCCATCGTCTGCATGGGCTTGCGGGCCGAGCCGACGTTGGCGTCAAGCATCTGCTGAATCAGCTTGTCCGTCGCGGCCTTGGACATGGCCTTCTCAGTGCGAGCCGTGATGCCCTTTTGAGTCCTAGCGACAGCGCCCATGTCGCCGCCGCCAAGACCGCCACCGACGTCTTGCAGGGTCGCGCCGATCAGCGCCCAGCGATCCGCCTTGGCCTGGCGCTCCTCTGGTGTGAGGGGCGCTTTTGTGGATTTACCGAAAAGGGCCATGATCTCACCCAAACTTCATTGCGCCGTAACCGGACATTGCCCCGCCTGCCGCACCCAAGAGGCCAGACAGCGCGCCCATCGGATCGCTCGTTTTGGTCGTCGAGGTCGAGTTACTCGAGCCCGTCCCCTGATTGGTCGTCGAGGTGAACGAACCAATCGGCATAGACCCGTTAAGCTGCGCCAGCAGTTGCAGGAACGTCGGGTTGGCGTTGAGCTTGGCTTGGTCGATGCGCTGTTGCTCGCCGCCCGCCGTTAGCTGCGTCGCCACGTCGGCCCGGTCGTTGTTCGCCGTCGAGTTGCCCAGATCACCCAGCAGGCCCGCCGCTTGCAGTTGACGCGCCAAGGATGCGTCCATCTGCCCGGCGTTGAACTGGTTGCCCTGGTTGACTGCCCCGGCATTGGTGAGGCCCGCTTGTTGGCGGAATTGTGCGTCTTGAGCCGCGAGGCCCGCCGCTTCTTGAAACGCCTTGAACCGCAGATCGGCCTCAGTTGCCGACCGTTGGCGAGCGCTATCGGCGGCAAACTGCGTCTCACCAAACACCGAGCGGGTGTTGTTGAACGACTTGTTGAGCGCGCTTTTGGCGTCCATCGCCGCCTTTTCGCGCCCGGTGGCGTAGTCGAAATTCGCAAGCGAGCTGCTGACCACATCATTGAGGCCGGAGTTTATGTAGCGGTCAAGGCCACCATCAAGCAGGCTCGCGCCGCCGTAAGTGGCCGTGGGGGCTGCAAGGTTCGCACCCGCACCCGCCACGTTGGTTGCGCCGGTTTGCGCCTTGTCCAGAAGCGACTGCCAGCCGCCCAGATTGCTCGCGCCGCCGAACGCTTGGGTTTGAAGCGTCGAGGGGCCTGCGACGTAGCTCGTCGGGTCGGTCTTACCGAAGTCCGCGATCTGCCCGCCGAGCGTCTGATAATTCTGGGCCAACCACGGGGCCACCGTCGGCGTGCTCGTCGTCAACTGGTTGGTCGTGCTTTGCTCGGTGGTCTTTGACTTCTTGCTCACAGCAGCTTCCTTAGCTCGTCGCCATCGCGCGTGAATCCGTGTTTGGAGAAGACGCGACCCCAGCCCTTACGGCCCCGGATTGTCGCAAAGGTGCAGCCCTTGGATCTGGCCCAAGCGGCAATTCCAGGCTCTAGGGTGATCATTTCGGAAAGGTCGCCCGTCCCTAGCCAGACGTGCAGTTCCCGGCCAATTTCCGCCTCGTGGAGCGTCGTAACGAGGGCGCAGCGCTCACCTATCCAGAGAGCCGCGAAATCACCCTCTAGGGCTTGTTCCAGGTCAGCGAGCGTGTCGCCCTCGCCTGCCAGTTCCAACGCTTCCACGAACCCCTCACGCATGGCGTCAGGGCTCAACGGTCACCAGCTTTCACGACGTCGAACGTGAACACGCCATCGCGGTTAAAGGCTGGCGTTGAACTGCCCGAGAAGGTCAGGCGAACCGCCCGCCCCGTTGCCCGCAGATCGTGCTTCTCATCACCGGCCGAGACGATGTAAGGGCCGTTCGAGGTCATGGTTGATTGAGGATAAGCGCCGGTCTCAATGGTGACGTTGGCCGCGCCAACCTGATCCTTGAGGTCGGGCCAAAAGCCCCGAACCATCATCAGGTTTTGTTCCTCAGTCAGGACGAAGTTCGACGTTGAGCGCGACCACGTGATTGATCCGCCGTCCGCCGTCTGGCCCTTTTCGTGATAATAGATGTTCCCGCCATAAGTGACGCCAAGCGGATATTGGTCGAAGGCCGTGCCGGTGTCGCAGAAAGCCGTGCGGGCGATTGTGCCCTTAGATGCGGCCCCATCAGCCAGGGACAATGCGACATAGCGGCTGACTTCGTAGCCATCGCGCTCGTCAGCGTAGAACCACCAACTCTCGCCGAACTTCGACACGCTGGAGCAGATGATTTTGTCGTTCTGCGACGGGGCTAGGTTGTTTTCCATCTCATCCCCGACCGAGAACGGGAAAGAGGTCGGAGGCCCGCCAAGCTGGCAGGTGTAGAAGCGGCCCGTCGTCGAGAACCAATAGGCGGTTTGACCCACCACGCACTTGGCATTAGGCCCGGCGAGACCGCAGTTGTCCCCTACCCGCTCAAATACCCACGGCTGGCCCTCGTCGCCGGTATAGCGTCCGACGTGCAGGGCCGAGTTTGTCCAGCAGAACACGTAGTCCGAGACCAGATCAGCGCCGACAATCCGCCCGCCGCCTTCCAGAATGATCTGGTCGGAAAGGTTCGTGGTTGAGGGGGTCCAATCGGTCGGGTCTTCCACGTCCGATACGCGAATGGCCAGGGGATTAAAGGTCGATCCGCCCGCCATCGTGCAGCCAAGCGCCATGATCTGGCGGGTCGGCGTGACCAGCATGTAGGTCACGGATGCGGGCGCATTGGTCAGCGTTGCGGCTTTGACCGCCGTGTCGTTCTGCCACCAGAAGATCGTCTGACCACGCGGGTTCGCCATCAGGCTTTGCCCGTAGTTCGCCAGCGACCACGTAAGCGGGAAAAATGCAGCCGTTGAAGGTTCGGAATAGTCGCCAGTCGAGTACGTGCCGGTTCCGTAACCCGCCCCGCCCGTGCCGTCGATTTGGCCCGCCGTGAAGTCAGACGTCGGCGTCAGGTCATACATCGTACCGCTCTGATAGAGCGACAGGGCGTTGTGCTGGCCAAACGCGATGTTCAGCGCATAGCTGTTGTCGGTCCATTGCCGCATCGTTCTGCAAACGCCGCTAAGGGTGTCCGTTGTGACCGATTCCCAGCCGCCGACCGTCTGAGCCTTGCCCTTCCAGAACCGGCAATTGTTGACGTCGAACCACGTCCCCGGATAGGTCGCGGCGGTGTTGTCGGTGTTGACCCCGGCCGGGATCTCAAGCCGGAACCTCACGGCGCAGAGAACTCGCCGTCATAGGTCCAGCCGATGCCGACTTCATCAGGGCAAGCAACGGCCTCGCCTTGGTCAGGCGTCCATTGCGCCACACCGTCCCAAATGACGACATTAGCGACAGCGCCGTTGATGACGATGGCGTAACGCATCAGCCGTACACCTCAACGATGACCCGGCCCGTGCCACCAGCGCCGCCCGCAGTTGTGGCGCCCGACCCGCCACCGCCACCGCCGCCGCCAGGAGCGCCACCCGCGCCACCAGCCGTACTTGATGCGCCACCGCCGCCGCCGCCGCCGCAGCCGTTGCCGCTTGCAGCCGTACCAGCCGCGCTAACGGCCCCGCCCGGCGCGTTTAGGCTGTCCTTGCCCGCAACTGCGCCCGTCCCGCCTTGGCCGGGGAAGGTCTGAAACTGAATGCTATCCGCCGGGCCGGGAATGGCGATCGACTGAGCGGTGTTTCCGTAGCCGACACCGCCATTGGTGCTACCAGTGGCCACCTTGCCGCCGCCCGCCCTTGCCCACGTCCCCAGCGAAGAATCGCCGCCCGCGATAGCGCTTGCAGCACCGCCCGCCCCTACCGTGACGGTTTCGGTGGAAGACAGAAGGGAGATGGCAACGGTTTCGACGGTTTTACCGCCCGGCCCGCCACCCTTGCCGTTGCCGCCAAAGGAGCCCGCTTCACCCGATGCCCCGCCACCGATGCAGGTGATGACCGCAAACTTCCCGGCGCCCGACGCGGTGTTGCCCGCATAGTCGGTCGGCTTGGTCCACGTCCCGGACGAATTGAACACCTGGCGGTCGAGGAGTTGAGCGCCGCCAGCGCTGAAAGGAACGAGAGCCCCAACATTAAGCGCCAATGCGAACTCTCCATGTGCTGTTCAGATATTCAAACGTCAGGGCCGCGCCCTTGGTGTTGCACTCGACGTCCTGCGACAGGCCGTTGATTGAGGAACTGTTGCGGGCAATGGTGACCTTGTTCGTCGCCCAGCCGTTCAGAACGTCCGTCGCGCCGCCGTCCCACACCTGGACGTAATCACCTTCAGCCGGGCTTGCCGGTAGGGTGATGGTGAAGGCCCCTCCGGTCGTGTCGGCTTCGATCCGATCCTTATCGGAGGCGGTGTAATTGGCCGTCTTGCGGATCGGATGGGGGAGCGCTGGACCCCAAGCGGCAACCGTGCCGTCGGTGCCAAGGAAGTTGCCCGCGTTGCCGGTCTGGCCGGGCAGGTCGCCATCCAGAGCCGCGAAGGCCAGCGCGTCGGCATAAGCCTTAGTCGCGGCAGATTGCGCGCTCGTCGGGTCGGCGAGGTTGGTTAGTTGAGCCCCGCCGAAGTCGTTTGACTGCACCTTGCGAACCGCAGCGCCGTCGCAGAACACAAGAGCGATGTCGCCTGCAATGATAGTCGCGGTCGTCGCGCCACCCGTGGTGATCGTGACGTTCACAGTCGCAGCGCGGACGATGTACCACTTTTCCACGCTGGGAATGGTGATCGTGGCCGGGCCAACGGCGGTGACGTTCAGGATGCGCGGACGAGCCGTGTTGGCGACATATTGCGTGCTGGTGAGCGTCGTCGCGCCCGACGCAGAGATGGTCGTTACACCGTCGATGGCAGCGTCAACCAGATCCAAAACGCGGTTTAGACCGTTAGGCCCACCCCAGCCGTTGTTCTGTTCGCCTGGTCCGATTTTCTCGAAACCATTACGGGTTGTAGGTGTTGAGGCCATTAGACGACGGCTCCCGTATCGGTGCGAATCCAGTTGGTTCCGTCGCTCACGCAGAGCGCTCGGGTGTCCGCGCCGTCGATGTCGAGGACAAAGATCGGGCGAGAGGCCCAGCGCGCGGCGGGCGGCAGGTCAGCAGCAGCGGCCAGCGTCTTGATGCGGACGGAAATCAGTTCGTCGAAGGCCTTTTGAAGGGCGATTGACCAATCGACAGCCCAGGGCGGGGCCACCGTTGTGTTGAGGTTGAGCGCCATCAGCCGATACGTTTGACGCGGGCAGACGGCCTCGCCGCCTGGTTCTGCCGGGCGTCGTCGCCGTTAATCTCGGAAATGGCGCTTTCGTACAGCGCGCCCCAGACCGAAAGTCGCTCATCAGCCATAAGGAACGGGGCCGAGTGCATCAGCGCGCCATATAGATAGGCGTCCGGGTGTTCTTCGATTAGCCAGTTCGTCGTGACCGTATCCGACAGGCTGGGGATCTTCTTGCGATACCGAAGCCGGGCCGAATAGGTCGAGTCAGGCGCGGGCGAGAAATAGAAGCTGGAGCCCGAAATCGTGAAATAGGTCGGGCGTCCCGTTGCCGCGTAGGCGTCAAGCCGAACGTCGTCAAACTCCTCCGCATTACGGTATTCAAGCGCCTGAACTGGGTCTGTATTGAGCCGGAAGGACTTCACACCCGCAAAGCCGGTCGGGACCGCGTAGGTCTCACCCGTCAGCGAGATCGTGGCGATTTCCACCATCTGCCGACAGTCCAGACGCCGGTTCATCTTTGCTTCAGCCAGCGCGATAAAGTCGGGAATGGACGCGGTTAGGTCTGATCGGTTTAGGAACGTCCCGATCTTGGTTTGCAGTTGTGAATAGGTCCAGGTCATGCGGCCTCCACACGGTCTTTCCGCATCCGGCCCGCTTCCCACTCGGCCGTGACGTGCTCGCGCATGTCTTCGGCATCGTGGAAGTCGTATTCACGAAGGCCGATGTGTTTGACCTCTTTGGACAGGTCGTGGTCGATCAGGGTCGGAAAGCCAGCCTTGCGGGCCTGATTGCAGAACCAGACGTCCTCGCCCCAATAGCCGTCCGCTTCGGGGACGTAGGGGATGTAAAACAGCGGGGCCTTCATGGCCTTCAGCACGTCGGTGTGAACCAGATAGAGGCCCATCCCTACGGCGGCGCACTCTTCAAGCCCGGTGCTCTCGGTGACCGTCCAGAGCTTCTCGCAGCTAACCAGACCCTTGAACGCTACCGGTTCAGCCGGAGCGCGGCGGGCGGTGTAGTTGCACGCGACGATAGGCTGATCATGGGCCAGCAAGCGCAACAGCGCATCAGCCGGGAACCTCATGTCGCTGTCGATGAACAGCAGCCAATCCGCACCGCACCGGATGGCCTCCTTGGCCAGTTGGTCGCGCTGGTTGCAAATCAGGGTGCCAGCCGAGAACGACAGGCGGATTTCAATGTCCGTCGATGCGGCGGTTCTCGCCACCATGACGGCCAGAGAATGAGCAAAGCCCGTCATCACGCTATCGCGCGCCGGGACACCGACGAGAACCTTCAAACGACACCTGGGCGCGTGCGGAAAACCGCGTTGTCGGGATCATTCAGCCAAGCCTTGAGGCGCTTCTGATCGCGAAGCGTGCCGTCTGCGATAAGCTGGCTGTGAATGACGGCGGGGATGCGGGCCACATGCGAGCGGCCGGTCAATTCCGCGCCATCCCCGAAGGTGTCGCGGGCTGAGGTAAAGGTGTTGAACTGCGCCTTGTTCAGGTCGATCAGCGCGGAAAGGTCTTGCTCGGCTTCAATCGTGAAACTGTTGCCGTCGTCAGACTCGTGGAACCATTCGGTCACACCAGTGTGGGGGTCGTAATCGAAGAAACGGCGGCTCATGTAGCCTCCAATAAAAAGGGCGACCCGAAGGCCGCCCTAGTCAGTGCAGAGTTGTCAGACCGTGTTAGGTCGTGGTCAGGTCGCGCGAGACGCCGTGTGCGGCTTGGTTGTCCACTTGCAGGCCGTATTCGACCAGCATCATCCACTTTTCGGCGTCGCCGGTCTTGGCGAGCTGCTGGGCCTGATAGGGGCGCAGGGTGGCCAGCGACACGTAGTCCGGGTCGATCAGGTAGGCGCGATCTTCCGGCATGAAGCGGTTAGGAACCACGTCCACCTTGCCGAAGTCCGAGACGTAGAGGTCAGCGGCGCCGACAATGGCCGCTTGGCTCTTGCCGTCCGAGTTGACGCGGATGTCAGCGATACCCGCGAAGCCCGAAGCGCGCTGCTTGTTGACGGGGCCAACCATCAGCATGGAGAGCGAACCACCCGAAGCCCAGGTGCTCTTGATTTCCGACTTCAGGATGTTCTCGGTATAGGCGCGGAGCGTGCCGGTGGTGCGAGCGGTGATCGGGGTCGTGGTGTAGGTGTAGCCACCGCCACCGGCGCCAGCCGAGACGTTCGAGGTCAGCCAGGTGTCGAAAGCAGCCGTTTTGCGGGCCGTGGTCGTGCCGCCCGACACAGCGACTTGCGAGGAGGTCAGGGTGGCCTCGACGTCGCGCTTCAGCTCCTTGCCCTTCTTGGCCATCTGATAGGCTTGTTCGGTCTTGCGACCGGCCTTGTCGACGGCTTCCAGGGTGCCCGAGATGGTCCAGGTCTTGTTCGAGATCTGGGTGTAGTTGCCCACGCGAGTGGTCGGGGTCACAGCAGCGGCCGAGACGTCATCGCCTTCAAGCTGGGCGTTGGTTGTCACGGCCGAAGCCAGGGCGTCCGTCTGCCACTCGAAATAGGTGTTCTTGGCCGAGCGCTTGCCGATGTTCGAGACGAAAGGGGTTTCGGTCGGGCTGATGTTATAGATGATGTTCGACAGGTCTTCGCGAATACCCTTGGCATCAAAGGTATTGAAGGCGTTGGTAGCCATAGTCATGAGATTGGATCCCTATCCAAGCATTTTGAGGAAGAGGGCAGCGGCGTCAGCCTCCTTGCCCGTCTTTGCGAGACGTTGTTTCGCGCGCGTTTCCTCGGTGACCTTGCTTGCGGGGGCCGTGGTTGTACCGGGCCGGGCGACCTGAACGATCGAAACCTTAGGCTTGATTTGCGGGCTCTTGGCTTTGAGGGCGTCGTAAGCCGCCGCCTTCTTGGCCAACAGGAAGTTGCGATGGTCCATCGTTTCGGTCAGGTCTTGCTCGGTGTAGCCGACTGACTTGATCGTCTCGAGGATCTGCGCGTATTCACGCTGAGCGACGGCGGGGTCTTTCCAAGCGGGGAGCGCCGTTAGGAGCTTGCCCATCTCTTCTGCGACTTCCGCTTGACGCTGTTGCGCCTGCGTTGCCTTGTCCTGCTCCTCAAGTCGCTGGCGTTCGGCGGCGGCTGCTTTAGCCAACTCCGCACGCTGCAACTTCTCGGCAACCCGAGCGGCATATTCGCCGGGGTTGTCATAGCGCAGGGCTTCTAGGTCTTCGGTGTCGTCCGTGTCTGCCAGGCGGGTTTCAAGGACCGCCAGAAGGTTGCGAGCACGTTCGCGTTCCGCTGCGAAAGAGGCTTCCTGCTCAACAAGCGCTTTGCGCTGCTGGGCGACCTCCTGCGTCTTGCGGGTGTAGTCCCTTTCGCGCTGATAGCCCTTCAGAGCCTCGTCGAGCGTGACCTCAACCTCTTCGCCGTCGATCTTGACGCGGTAGGTTGCTGGTTGCTCTGTTTGCTCGTCGTCGCCATCGGCCTCGTCTGAGACCTCCTCGACTTCATCGTCAGGCTCTTGGCCTTCGGGTTCAGCTTCGGTTTGAGAGGTTTCCCCCTCCAACGCCTCGCCGTCATCGCTTTGGACGTCACCGTCTAGCATGTCGGCAAAGGCAGACGCGGCTTGCGCCTCCGTCAGGGCTCCAGTGTCTTGCGACGTGCTGGGCTCATTCATGTGTCACCTGGGGTTAAGACCGGCGTTCCTGTTGACGCACGGCAAAGGCCAAATCCGAGACCCAGGTTTGAAGCTGGACGCGGATGGATTGAATGGCGCGCATCTCTGCGGCCAGTTCTTCGCGGGCCGTAACGGCGCCCGGTGAAGTGTTCTTCCAGAGGTCCAGAACGCGGGCCTCGAGGGCTGCAAGCGCCTCGTTAAGGGTCTCGTCGCCAAGGAGGGCTTGAGCGCGAAGGGCGCGGACACGTTCGTCTTCGGTCAAAGGTGGATGCCCCTGTCAGCAAGACGCCTGATCAGAATGTCCCGAACGTCGCCACGCTCAAACAGCCGAACACGTTCCCAAGCGCGGTCATCTTTTGGCGTGTCGTTGATGTGAACCGTGGTCCGAGAGCCATGCTGCGTTACAGCGACACGGCGCGAGGCGGTGTCCTCAAGGATGCGGATCACCCCGGATCACCGCCCACGTTCACTTCGCCAATGTCCGACGAGTCCTGCGTCTGAACCTGCAAGGCCAGTTCGGCGGTCATCTGCTGGCGCTTAAGCTCCAGTTCCGCCGCGAGCTGTTCGCGCTTCAGGTCGATTTCAGCGGCCAGTTGCTCGCGCTTGAGGTCGGCTTCCATCGCCATGCGCTCAAGCTGCAATTGGTGGTCGCTCTCGGCTTGAGCCTGCCTTAGCTGATACTCGCCAAGCGCCTTTTGCTGCGCCTGCTCGAACTTGGCCTGGTCGGACTGCTGCGCCATTTGAAGCTTGGCCTGCTCCACCTGAAGCCTGCCCTGAATTTCGACCATCTTGGGGTCTTCAGGCGGTGGCGCAGGCGGCTTAGGCGGCTCTTTGGCAGGATCTCGGAAGAACGCGTCCGGGTTCTTGAAGCCCGCGATCTGAAGCATCTGAGACAGCGTGTGGTGATACTGCTCCATGCCAACCAAGGGGTTGTCAGGGCCGTATTGCTGGATAATGCCTTCTTGCGTTTCCTTGATCTGGCCAAGGATCACCATTTTCTCGCCGTCCGTACCGCCGCCAAGGGCGACATTGGCCGTTACGTCCATGTCAGCCTTCCAGCCGCGCGGGTCCATCGGAACCCAATCGCCGGTGAGGTTGATCACCCGCTCTTTGCGCTGGTTCTCGCAGACCAGCTTGAGGATGCCACGGAACAGCCGCTTCCAGCCGGTCTCGGCAAAGATGCGGGCGATGAGTTCAATGTGCTGTTGAGACTGCGAGAACTGGCCAGCAGCAGCCGTCGCCGTCGTGTTCTGAAGCGCCTGGGGATCAAGGCCAAGCGACACCCGGCTCATACCCGTCCGGGATTCCTTGACCTGATCCATGTAGCCCATTGCCTCAAAGGCGCTAGGCGACACGTCAGGGGTCACAACGACGTTATAGGCTGAACTATCCTCGGTGCGGATTAGAGCGCCGATCTCGGTGTTCTGAGCGTCGGCTAGGATGTTCGGACCACCCGTGCGCGTGTTCACCGTGGCGCGCGGGTTGATGGTCAGCGACAGGCTGTCGAGAGCACTCCGCAAGAGCGCCGACTTAATGCGCTGAATGTCCATCGTCTTGTCGGCAATCGAATAGCCGAAGAACGTGTGAGGCTCTGGGTCGCAGATAAACGCCGCGAAGTTCCGGCTTTCTACCGGTTCCCAATAGACGATCTTGAACGTCGGGCCGATGGTGCAGACCTTGACGAGTTCGGCAATGCCATCGCCGTCAACGTCCACCTTCTGATAGCTCTCGACGTAGAGCACCAGCTTACCGGCCGGGTCGAGGTTGGGAACAACGCCGAACATCTGGGCGTAGGGATTACGCGACAGGCGGTCGAGGTTGAACCGCAGTTCGTCGCCCTCTTCCGACTGTTCCTTAACGTCGTCCTCGTCATAGCCCATCGCCACAAGCTCGGAGACGGTCTTCATCGTCCGGTGAGCAACAAACGTGGCTTCGTCGATGTCGCGGGCGTTACGGTCGATCAGGAACTCTTCGGGCGGCAGGGCCTGAACCACAACGCGGTCGCGCTTGCGGGTTAGCCTGATCGTGACCTCAAGATTTCCGTCTTCGTCCTGCTCGCTCTCGACCAGTTCGGCCTTCTCAGCGCCTTCCAGGTCGGTCATCAGCATCGAAAGGCTGTCTTCCGAGAGCCCGCTATATTCGACCGTGCGGACCTCTTCGGATTCGTCCCACCACCATTTGACGATGCCAGCCTTACGGATCAGCGCGTCCTTGATCACCGCCAGGGTGATTTCAAAGCCGGGGTTGTCCTTGGTGAAAATGTAATTGACGTAATCGGTGGCCTGCTTGGCCATCTCCACGTCCTCAGGGCCTTGCGGGACAAACTCGACCACCTGCTCGGGGCCAAAGAAGATCCGCATCAGGCTGGGCGTGATGGCGTTAACCGTGTCGTGAACGTCGCGGGAGATGGCCTGCGAGCGACCGTCTTCCTCATCCCCGAACTTGTCGCCGCGATAGTATTTAGTGGCCTCTGCCCGTTCGATGGCGACGTTGCTGTCAATGTAGGTCGCCGCGTCGTTGATCTGCGCAGCCACGACCGATTGTAGCTCCAACAGGCTCATGGCCTTGGGCTCGGGGATAGATTCCGCCATGCTAGACAATGCCTCGGATGTTGCGGCGGATCGGAGTGGAGGCGGTGTCGCGCTCTTGGGGCTTGCCCATCGCGAAGGTTCGGAAAGCGTCTGCTGGGTGGCTCGCCCAATCATGGAGCGGTGCATCCCGGTAAGCCTTCAGCTTCTCATCCCAGATGCGGCGATAGGAGCGCAGGGCGTCGATGCCGTGAGCGCACTTGTCTTTGTCGAACACGCACATCGGGAGGACCTTGCGAACCTCGTTGATGTCGTTGGCAACGCTGGGCGTTCTGGGAACAACGCGGACGTTGTTAAGGCCCAGGTCTCGCACGGTGTCAGCAATAGACCCGGCGTCTGGCTGGGCTAGCTGTTGGTTGTCGCCGTCATGGGGCAGAAGGTGCTCTCCGTAGAGATAACCTCGCTCCTTGATCTCCTTGACGTACCAATCCACGCCAACCGACGAATTGGCGATGTAGTCGATAGCCGCCCACCCACCGAAGTCGGTGCGCTGCATGAACCAGATGACCGTCGTGTCGGCTGCACCAAGGTCCCAAGACGTGTGAACTTGCCGGGCTGGATTGTAAGGGACCGTGGTTAGGCGCCCATCCTTCTCCAACTTGTCGATGACCTTGGCGTAGTAAGCGCCAGGCAACGCCGCTGACCACGACGTCATGTACTCCTGTTCGTAAATCGCCTCGCCGTCACCCTCGCCGCGCTCTGCGACCAGTTCGGCCCGTTCGGTCGCTAGCTGGTCTGCGGTGAAAACACTCGTTTCATCGGCCTGGAGGCGTTCGGCGAACCAGTCGTTTGACTGCTCTGCCATCTGAAACATGCGATAGGCGTGATTGCGACCGCGAGGCGTGGTGATGAAGATCGACCAGCCGCCATTCTCCAGAAGGATCGGGCGGATGAGGGACCAGGCTTGCGGATCGCTTAGAGCCCATTCTGAGAAGACGACACCGATCGGCGGCGTGCCGACCAGGGCGTCATAGTTGTCAGATCCGATGACTTGCCACGTTGAACCGGTCTTGAACCGGATGAACATCTCATCGTCGCGAGTGGCTTCCCGCAGTTCCTTGGGAAACGCATCGTCAATGCGCCGCCGTCCTGTGTGGGGGTTAACAGCGTTCCAAATAGCTTTGCGGGCTTGGTTCTGCTGCGGGAGCAAATGCCAATACGTGCCGACCCGCTCATGAGCCGCGCAAGCCGTGAAGTGAAGCGCGACGTCGTCCTTACCGTGACGGCGAGGCCAGATAGCCACAGCACGCTTGCCGCCGCCGTGCATGAACTTCCAGAGCGGCTCTTGGTAGTCACGCGGTCCCCATTGATGGGGAAGGTCAATTCTCATGCAGGCTTGTTGATGAAGACCTGAAGCGGTCCACCGTCAGCGCCAGACGCCTCGACGCGATCACGATACGGCTCTTTCGGGAACCGGCCACTCATGGCCTTTCCCCAAAGCGAGGACTGAAACTCCTTGACGGCGAGGTTCAGGCGCGACTGCTTCTCCCACCAGGCAAGGCTCAACTCTTGCGCTAATGAGACTGCGTCTGAAAACTCGTCGTGGGTCTTGGCCCAGATGTCCATCGTGGAGCGTGTGACACCAAGATCAGCGGCCATTTCGGCCTTGCTGTAACCCTCGCCACCGATCTCGATGACGCGCTGACACATCTCCGGTCGGTAGTCAGTTGGCCGACCTATCGTCATGCGTTTTGTCAGACCCTTTCGGGTGTCCTGACCCTCTGGTTAGTAGGTGGAAGCAATCGGCCCAACAGCCGTGGTGAAGGTCGTCGGGACCGTCAGGGCCGTGGCGGCGCCGTAGGTCTGGCCGGTCTGCTTGCCCGTAGCGAAGCGACCCAGGATGTGGGTGCGGAAGCGGGCGCTGGTGTTGTTGAACTGGAAGCCGACGAAATAGCGACCGGGGCCGACCGCTTCGTAGGGCGTGGCCAGGGGGATATCCTGATAAGCCGCCGTACCGCTCTGGGCGGTGCTGGCACTTTGGGCGAGAGGAACACCGTTCTCGTCATACAGGATCGCGGTGACGTTACCTGCGGCGGCAGAGCCATTAAGCAGCGCAATGCCGGTAATGGTGGTGTTGATCGGCAGGAACACGCGGGCGAAATAGGTCTCGGTCACAACCGGGGTCGTGTCGGTGCCGGTCGTGGTGGTCGGGGGGCTGGTCTCGCCCGTATGGAAGACGGTTACAGCGCCACGGCCACGAATGCCGCCTTTGTTCAGTTGGGTCGTGGTAGCCATAGGCAGTCCTCCAGGTGATCAATCACCAAATGGGGGTTGAGAAATGAGGTATCGCGCCCAGGCCCGCCCTATGTTTAAGGGTGCTGCTGTAGCGAGTGACGGCGGGCGCGATAGGAGAAACCCGCTGGAGCGCTAGGCTCAACAGCGGGCTAATGGGGTTCGCAGCTTCTGCGGATAACGATGTGTCTCATGATCCGCTTAATCGGTCAAGGGGTGGTGTTGGTTATAGTGTCGCACGCTAGGGGTTGAGGTTGTCGAGGCCGTCAGGCGGCAGAGCGCCCGCAAGCATCATGTCAACAGCAACCGATAGCGGGCCGCTGATCCGGGTCGTTCCCCGCTCATAATCCCGGATGTTGGCGCCAGGGTCACGTCCAGAAAGGCGCAGCGCCCGCCCTAGCTCGCTCATGTGTAAGGGGCGCTTTAGTCCCCACATCTGGCCAAGGGTGGCGCGGGCGTTTCGGAGCTGGTCGGGGGTCACGTCTTTTCTCCGGTGATGCGGAACAGCGCTATCGCGAGCGACGCGCGCGGCGTGAAGGTTCGGCCAAGGGCGTGCTTTATTTCAGCCTCAGCACCCTCAAGCCGCGAGATGCATGTGTCCAGCGTCAAGCGGCTGTATTGCGCCCCGTTGGCGTCAAGCTCAGACCGCATGGTCTTAAGCGCTTCAATGACGTTTACCATGTCCGGTTTCCTTCCTTGGGCTGTAGTTCCCAGCCGCGACCACGTGACTTGTCGGCAAGCTGTTTGAGGGCGACGCCGAGACGTCGAAGCGTTGGCGGATCGTCGGTTTCCTCAATGGCCGTTTGGACCTCCCGAAGGAGGCCCGCGAGCCGGTTGTCTTTGAACTCAAGCATACAGCGCCCGGTTCTCATCGTAGTCGCGGGCGGCGACGTCGCAAAAGCGAGCGTACCAGTCGGCGCAGATCGAGACGTCCGCGTCCTGCCAAGCCGTCATCTGGGCGTACATGGTGTTGTAGGTTTGGTTCAGGGCTTGGTTGGTCATGTTCTTGTCCTTGGCTGGTGGGGCGTTGCCCCGTTCGTGAATTCAATCTACAGGATTTCACGGTATATGCAACGGGTTTTTTCGGTATTTTTCCTGTAAATAGCTATTGACGTTACCGGGATTCCCTGTAGATTGGTTCTCAGGAAACGGGGCCGCGCCCCACTCAACGGAGACAGAAAATGAGCATCACCGCCCTCCTCAACAACGTCCGCACCGAGTTCACCGCCATGAAGTCGCGCGCCTACGCTCAGGACATCGCAGACGCAAACAACGCACTCGCTGACGACGGCGACGCCTACTCGGTCGAGGAAAAGGGAAAGTATTTCGCCGTTGCGTTCTCGGTCGATGGCGAATTCATCGCCTATCTCTAGGCGGTTTCCCTAGCCCTTAGGGGCGCTTTCTCAGCCACCCCATAAGCCGCTGACAGGTTATCAGCCGCCGCCCTTACCCTAGCGCCCTGCGCCTGTTCGTTGGTCTCTCCGGTGATGTAGTGGACGATGCCGCGCCAATCGGAACGCTCTCTGCCTGCGATGCCGACGATGAGGCTTTGCAAGAGCCAGCCGCAGCGGGCGCCGGTGTCCCTGATGGCAGTCTGGACGCGACGTCCTGCGTCGATCTGCTGCTGACTGACATTCTGACCGGGCGGGTATTGGCATGAATCCACCGTCACCCTTTGGCCTGGTCGCCATGTCTGGCCCATTTGCTCGGCGATGTCGGCTTCCAACTTGCGAACGGCGCGAAGCTGTTGGTCGTTTAGCAGGCGGTCGAACACGTCCCCGCGTCGGGCGGTCTGGACTTTCCCCGCCTTGTCGGTGATTGAAATCACGTCGGCGTTCTGCGGGAGCGTGTGCGTCGTCAAGTCGATACCAAACTCTCCCCGTTGGTCTGCCGCCTTCTGGGCAGCTCTAGCGGCGGCGCGGTCTAGGGCGATTTGCTCGGGGGATCTGGGCTTGTGCTTGCGGCGGCTCATTCGGGCTTCTCCGCAAGGGCGGCTTGGATCATGGCGGACCAAATCGCGCGGGCTTCTTCGGGCCACGCCGGTTCATAGGTGTCTTCTTTCGCAGCAAGCACCATCGCGTCCGTAGGGCCAGCCATTGCGGCGATAGCGGCTCGGGCGGCGATCATCGAAAGATCCCAGACAATTGGCGCGTCGGCGGGGTCGAGATATCCGCTGATTGTTTCGCCAATCGCTATCGCCACTCGCTCCAGCATCGTCTCTGCGGTGTCAGTCATGGCACTTGGCCTCCATTTCAGAGAAGGCGTGGAAACCAGTTTCCATGTCCTGGATCTCCTGCTGTAGCCGCTCTATCTCGTCAGCAGCGGCGCGGAGGGCGATCGTGCCAGCCCTGGTGTAAGACGCGCGAATGTTGTGGCCCTGTTCCACCATGACACCCGTTAGGGCTTCCAACATGTCCGCATGACGCCGCAGGCTCTCAGGTGTTACGGTCTCGCTCACGCTCTCGCCCCCTTGGTGTCTGGTTGGTGGGTCATGCTGGCTTCTGCTCGTTTTCGGGTGGATCTTGGTCTTTTACGAACATCAAACCTTCGGCCAATGCCACGATGTGATCTCGGTTCGCCTGAATACCGTCTTGGATTTCGTTGAGGATAAGACGGCGCTGGAATGGGTCTTTTTCGGCGTCGGCGTCATTTGACAGCGATAGAAGCGCCACCAGGATAACGGCGTTGACATCCGCGCCCCCAAAATCGATTTCGTGGCTCATGCCGCAATCCCATCAGCGAGGCGACAGGCCTTCAGGATCGCCTTGGCAAGCGCGCGGGCTTCTGTAACGGACATCCATGCCGGGTCATTGGCTGGGCCGATGGCGTGAACGTGAACGATCGGCTCGCACCCTTCGGGCAGGAACTCGGTTGGCCCATGCCCCAGCGAAAACGCCACTTCGGCCTTGGACAGCATCGAGAACTGAGCCCAGCCGCCGTCAAAATGCAGTTGCTTGCTCTCGGGGGGAAACTGGTGCCCGGTGTCCTTGATCGGCTTTTCCGGCGTGAACCAGACGCCCTTGGCCAGCTTGGCGGCGTAGCGGTCGGCGGCTTTTTCGGTCATTTCGCTCATGTATTCGGGCCAGCCTGTGCAGCATTGCGCGCTTCGATTATAGCACGCATCTGCGGCGTTATGCCAGTTTCGTCAGTAGTTCCCGCCGTGCTTTTCATATCACAACTTGCTGATATCTTGGCCAATTTCTTGGCGTCGTCGGCGGCGATGTATTCGCGCATCTGCTGGCGCACCCTTTCCTTGTCGGCGGCGCTTGGCTCAACGCGCGGACGGTTGGCAAGCGGCGCAACCATCTCAGCGATCTTGTCGGGCGATAGGCGCTCAACGGGGGTAGCTGGTCTCGCCTCAATCGCAGCCTTGGCCCGGTCATAGGCCCTTACGGCTCGGTTCGGCGTCATGCGGGCCATCTCGGCAATCTTGGCGGGCTTGGGGAGAAACTCAATCTTCGGGTCTGCCAAACATGCCGCCATCGCCGCTTCAAGCGCTGACAGTGGGAGGCCCTCCAGAACCGTGTAGTAATCGCTCCAGAACTGCGCCCATTCGGCGTCGTTCCGCATGGGCTGCTGGTAGGTTACGAACTTGGCGCTGATGATCTTCATCACGCCTTCGGGACCTGCTGGCATGGAGGCGTTAGCCTTGATTGCCGGGAGCGCCGCCGTCACCTCGGCCAGCAAAGCCGGGTTCGATGCGATCTCAGAAACTGCTCTGAGGTTCGACGGCTCGACGCCCAGCAGCGATTTTAGCCCCGGCGAAAGACTCGCGATAGTTTTCGTGACGCTGTTCGAATTTTGCAGATTGGCCGGTACGGACATTTGGTTTCCTGCGGGCTAGGTCGTTGCTGGCTCGGCGCATCCAGTTGCGCCACGTTGCGTCCCAATCGAGCTTTCGACCGCTCCCCCCAGGCACGCCGCGCCAGTAATCGCGGAACTTGGCAAGCTCCCCGGCGTGCTCCTCGTCGCTCAGTCCGAAATCCGTGGGGGTGTAGGTCCAACCGGGAAGCCAGCCATCCGAGAGGCGTTCGCCTTTGGCCTTGTCCGTCGCCGACCTTCGCGCACGTGTAGTTATATTCTCACGGGTGGGGGTGGGTAGTTGGGGGGGTCCAGGGGGGGAAGAAGGGAGGGGGCGGGTGATTTCCGCGTCTGCGTCATTGGCGTCAGGAGTGACGCTTTCTGACGCTTTCTGACGCTGCCGATCTGCATAACGGGCTTGGCGAACGGCTCCATTTGAGCGCGTTGGCCCTACCGGCTGCACAGCCTCCATTGCCTCAACAGCCCCAATGATGGCGTCGTGCGGCATCCCTGCGGCCAGCATGTGCTTAAGGGCGGCGGCGATGACGCTCATGCGCCCGCCCGTTCGTCAGAGAGCTGGTCCCACTCCGGCCTTCTGTTGGCGATGACAATCCGCAGCGCCTCAGAGGCAGTCATGCGCTTGCTGTAGACCAGCCACACATACTCCTCGCGCTCCTCCTCGGTTATCCCCGCCTTCCGGCAGAAAAACGCGATCTTGGATTCGCCGGGCAGCATCCTGGTCACAGGCTCTTTGCGCTCCTGCGGCTCAATGACGCCGGAGACGCTAACAGGGCCGCAAACGTCAATCGGAACGTCCTGCATGGCGAAGTGCTGTTGAAGCACCCACGATGACGTCTCAGCGCTGACAGGCTTGAAGTTGTCGCCCCTCATGCGAGACTCGCCAAATAAGCGCGGCCCTTGTCTGTCACCATATTCGTGATCAGGTTGCCCTCGCTGGCGACGGCGCGGCTGATGTGGCCTTGCTCCTCAAGGGCAATGAGGATCTTGCTCACGTAGTCGGGGCGGGTCTGGATAAACGCGATGCACTTGCGCCCTGAACAGCCTTCCGGGTGCTTGGCGATGAAGGCCAGCAGATCAATCGTCGTCTGTTGCCGACGCTGCCTGACGCGGTCTTCGTAGCGCTCTGGCATTTGGCTCAGGGGCGCAGGCTTTGCTGCCAAGCGTTCCGCCAGTTCCCGCGCATAAGCCTCGCGGCTAACACCTGGGCCGTCGTTCGGGCGCAGAACAACGCTCGCATCGCGTCGGTCTGCCTCAGTGCGGCGGAAGCTGATTTGCGGCTGTGCGTAGCGGGGAGCGCTACGGGCTTCAATGTCGATGGTGATCATGCGGAGAGCTCCACGATAGTTACGTCAACCCCGGCCTCTAGGGCGTAGATTTTCGCGACGTTGAGGGACACGATTTGGCTGTCATCCACGAAGGCGACGCCGTTCAGCGCATCCAGGTTCTTGGCGATGTTGTCGGCGTCAGGCCGAGCAATCGGGTGCGTGTAGTTGGCCAGCATCCGCGCCCTGTCGGCCTTGCTGGCGCGCTTGGGCGGGGTGAACCGGGCAACGATCATGACACGCAGCGGAGAGGCCACCGGGCGGGCTCCTGCGGCCTTAGCGGCCCATGCCCACACCTGTTGGTTGGCTACCGTCTTGGCGTCGGTGAAATGGCGCTTGCCGTTGGTGCGCGAGCGCCTCCACGGTTGCGGCTTGCCGGGGACTGAGAACTGGATCACTGGCCAAGCCTCAGAGCTTGGCAGGTAAGCGCCCTCGCCTTTTTAAAGGCGGCGTGTTCGGCCTGGGTTTGCCGACGATGTTGGGCAAACTTCAGGTCTTCCAAAGCGCGGCGGCGTTCGGCCTCTAGGTCGCCCGTGAGCAGGTTGTGGAGTGCGGGGAAGCGGGTCTGGGTCATGCCGCAGACTTCCGCCAGTTATAGATGCTCGGGACAGATACGCCCCATTCGCGAGCGGCTCTCGTGATCCCGCGTTCTTCTGCCGATTGCAGAATGATCTGGCGAATGTGCTCTGGGTACATGGGGCGCTTGACCAGCGCCGCGCGGTAAATGTGGCCAGCGACGACATTGCGCGTGACGCCCAACTGGCGCGCAATCGCGTCATAGGTGGCGCCGGTCTCATAAAGCGCCACGATCTTGGCGTTACGTTCTGCGTTATTGATCATCCGATCACTCATGCGGCTAGGTAAAACAGAGCCACCCAAGAGGCGGCGGCGAGAAGAACGGGGATGATGCGGGGGCTCATGGCTTAAGCCTTGCGCGAGCGAGGCGAGCGAGGCCCGCGTTCCAGATCCGCAGACCCAGCGCCGCCCGACGTTCCCCGGTCCATGTCAGGTTCCGGCCCATCCAGATCAGCGAGAGCGCTAGCGGTGCGCGCCTCCAGCGTTTGACGGCGTGCAGCCATCCGGTGAATGTTCTCGCGGGCAATCTCTGCCTCCTGAATGAGCTTGCTGAGGCGGGCCTCCTCGTAATCGAGGAAGGACTGGCCGTAGATTTCGTCGCCAAGCGCCTGGAAGAAACCGCGACCCTCAGCCATCAGGACGCTCGCCAGCGTGGTAATGCTGAGGTGGCCCTTGCTGAGGTTTTCGGCGGTTGCGGGGTCGATGCCGACGCCCTTGGCCAGATGCTTTGCGGTCGGGTACTTGCGGCCCAAGAGCGAGGCGGTCGCCTCAGCTATCGAGCGGCGGAAAAGTTGCCGATCAGCCGTCATGTTATCCCATGCTCCAGAGGTCATCTTGTGGATGCCTCCGGTGCGTGGGGTGTTGAGGACGAGACGACATGGAACCGGCCGATGCGGATTTTTGCGCTGTGCTGGTTCTGATTTGCCGGGCCGTCGAGAACGACCGGCAGGCGGACGCGGAGGGCTGTCGAGGCCTGCGGCGTGTCGCTGAGACGATGAGGCTTGAGGCTGAAGCGCTTATCGGGCGCGGACTTGATTACGCAGAGTAGCGATGATGACGAACGGAAATCAGGCGGGGACGGGTTGCAGCCCTCCCCGCTTTTCGCGTTGGGGTGCCGACCTTCAAGCGCATGACCCGGAGATTGATGCCGTTGATCCCGGCCGGGTTGTGAATCCATCTGCGCAAGCATTTCAGAGGCGGTCGGCTGTCCACTGCAGAAAGTTCCGGGACGGCGTGGGGAGTGGCCCGATGCGACAGCCGTGGAGATCAGCGTCAGCATCGGGCCGGGCGTGTGTGGGGAGACACACGCCACCGACAGCCGCACGGGGGAAGCGGCGCCGGGATGGGGGAAATTTCGCGCAAGGGTCGTCACAGGCGCACCACTCGCCCGTAGGGACTCAAACCCAATACGGGTACAACCAGCGCAAGCCCTGCCATTGCGCCTTGCAACGTAGAGACGCCAACTCGACGCAGTGCAGCGTGAGTGGTGGCGTCAATGGTCGAGTACAGGCGAAACGTGTTCTGGATGTTCCAAACGCTGGCTGGGGCGGTGCTTCCGGGGCCGGGGAACAAATGCCGCAAGGTCATGCGGACCATGGATCGGGCTTTCGCCGATGCCGAAGACCACCTCGTCCCATCGCTAGGCGAGCAGGTCACAGCAACAGCAGCGGAGGCGCGAACCATCCTGAGGCTGAGGTGCGCGCTCTGCACGTCGCGTTGCAAGGGGCCGTTGGCGTAGGTCATTTAGGCGGCTTCTTTCCGCTCAAACCAGAACCGGCAGGGGATCTTCAGCTCACGCTCAAGGCGTGTTGCAAGCTTCAGGGAGGGTTCGCGCACGCCTCGCGCAAGTTCGCTGGCATAGCTCGCTGACAGCTTTGCTTTTTCGACAAGCGCCTTGGTCAGCGTGGCCGGTTCATTGAGAAAGGTTGGTTTCGCCATGTCCAAAACTTCGCACATAGCGAAGTTCGGCGCAATCGAAAGTTTTCGCTATGTGCGTGAGGCGTTCGATTTCTCGCGGGTGCAAACTCCGCACATGGCGAAGTCACCCCCTCCTCGATGGTTCCTTAAGCAGTGGCGCAAGTATCGCGGCTACACGCAGGAGCGCATGGCTGAGATGATCGGTATGGCCCCCGGCTATTACAGCGACATCGAAAGCGGAAAGCGCCGATATAATCAGGACCATTTGGAGGCGTTTGCGGTCGCCCTTCGCTGTGACGTTCCCGACCTTTTTGTTAGAGATCCAACCGGCCCCGAGGCAATTTGGTCAATTTGGGAACAGCTTGACGCGCCCGCCCGTAAGCAGGTTACAGAGATTGCCCAGACCTTCAAAAAGTCCGCCTAACTAGGTTCATGGATATTGCAGATCAGTTTTCGGCTGGCGCGGCTGCGCAGCTCTCCGGCCGATGGCTAGACGCTGAGACGATTTACCGCGAGATCCTGGACCGCGACCCGTCATCCGCTATGGCCCATTACAGCCTCGCCAACGCGCTTTCATCGACGGGTCGGATGGATGATGCAGAAGTTCATTTCCGGATCGCTGCGCAAGCTGCTCCCAAATCTCCTGCCCCGCGCTACGGCCTAAGTCAGGTCCTGCTGGCGCTCGGGCGTTACCGTGAGGCGCAACCCTATCTGGAAAGCCGCCACGACCTTCCACAATTGAAGGTTCCGCGCGTTCCCTATCCGCAGCCGCGCTGGACTGGCGAGCCTCTCGACGGCAAGCGTCTGCTGATCTTCCCCGAACAAGGGCTTGGCGATCAGATTATGATGGCGCGGTTTGCACCCCGGCTTCAGGCCATGGGCGCCGACGTGACGTTGCTTTGCAGCCCGCCTTTGGCCGACCTATTCACCGGCCTTGGCGTTCGCATCGTCCCCGCCGCTGGAGCGGCAAGCTTTCCAAAGCCCGACTATTGGACCACGGTTATGGGCCTTCCCGGCCTGATGGGTCTCGAAGGTGATCAGGTGGTAAGCGATCCTTACCTAGTGGCGCCAGAGGGCCCTGATCTGGGTCCGGGGTTTCACGTCGGCGTAGTCACAAGCGGCAACCCGGCTCACTCCAACGATAGAGCGCGGTCTTTGCGAGCTGCTGAAGCTAATCGCCTGCACTCTGTGGCGACCAATGTTCACGACCTGGCGCAGCGCGAGGGGCGTAGCCTTAGCGATTTGGCAGCGCTGATCAGCAAGCTTGATCTGATCATCACCGTTGACACCGCCGCCGCGCATCTAGCCGGAGCGCTTGGCAAACCCGTCTGGGTTCTCCTTCCATACGTCAAAACCGACTGGCGATGGGGTGCGCGAGGCTCCGTCTCGACGCCATGGCACCAGACCGCCCGGCTATTCTGGAGCGCTCCAGATGGGTCGTGGGATGCGGCTTTGAGTGAGATTGAGTCGGCCGTCCGCGAGGCGACGGCAAAATAACTTCGCAGACAGCGAAGATTTTCATTGCTGGTAACTTCGCTATGTGCGAACTTCTCCTTGTCACCAAGGAGCAGCCACATGGCCACCGCCATGCAAGACCTAGAAGCCGACCTCGCCGCAATCGAGCACCGCGCGCCGAAGGTTCCCGACATCACCAAGGCTCGCGGCTACAGCTCGGCTCTGGGCGCGATCTACAGCCCCGCCGATACGGTCAACTATCTGGCCGACAGTCTGGAAGCTCGCGGCGTCAAGCTGGTTCGCGAAAGCTGGGGTTGCAGGACGCGCAACGCGGCGGAGATAGCGGCTGACCTTGAGGCCGATCTGGCAACGCTGGCCATGGAGCGGGCGGCATGAGCCGGAAGATGTCCCTCAAGGAGCCCGGCTTTGCCATTACGGACGGCAAGGGCTTTCACATCACTTTCGCCAACGGTTGGACCGTGAGTGTCCAGATCGGGGCGGGCAACTACTGCGGCAACTATGACCGCCCGTACCGCGCTGAAGGCCCGCTTCCTCCGTCCATGACGGCAGAGGTAGCGGCGTGGCCGAATGGCGGTGAGATGATCACCCTGAACGACGGCGACAGCGTAGCGGGCTATCAGTCGCCTGCCGAGGTTCTGGCGCTTCTGGTTGATATCGCCGCCCGCTCCGCCATTACCAGCGCAACGGGTGAAGCATGACCCGCTCTGACACCTCCCTAGCCGCCCAACGCCGCTATGTCCGCCTTGAGGTTTCCCCCTCTCTGGACGGTGCGCGCCTCTCGTTTGCAGGGGGCGAGACGGTTGGTGATTACCGATCCGCTGACACCGCATGGGCGGCGCTTCGGACGGCTGAAATCGCCACGGCTGATGTCCTCTCGCGGGTGTTCGGTCAATGACCGCTGCCTTCTTTGGACTTTTCGTCAGCGGGTTCTGCGCGTGCAACGCCCTTGATGCGGCCCTTCGGGGTGACGTGGCGTGGGCCATAACCTTTGTCGCGCTGTCGGCGGCGAACTTCATCATTGGCGCACGGCGCGTTCTGGAGGCCTCCAAATGACCCTCCCCGCCCTCGCCCGTCTCTCAGTTGGCTTCACCGCGCTCGTCGCCGGTCTAGCCGCCCTGACCATCATAATTGGAGCGTTCGCATGAGCCCGCTGTTCACCGCTCAGGATGGCCGTGTCGTGTTCGACGGACGTCCGGTCCCCGAGTACCGCGCCATCGTGGTTCGGCAACACCTCGTCAGCCTAGCCCTTCACCGCGACGCCCCGACATCACAGGCAGACGCCGCATGGGCCATCGCAAACCAACTCCGCGCCGCTCTGAGTGACGCGCGGGAACAACGCCAGGAGGCCGCGTGATGCACTCGATCACCTATGAAGTCGTGACAGACCGTGGAGCCGTCGCCAGCACGTTTGCGACGCCGGTTCTGGCCGAGGTTTTCGCCGACAGCGAGTGCTCCCGGCGTGGCCCGTTGACCGTTCGCGAAGTGATTACGATCACCGAGTTTCGCGAGCTTCACAGGGCCGACCCCGAGGGTCTGCAATGAGCCCCGAAGTGTCCGCCGACTTCAAACGGTACGTGGCCGACACCCTGCGGATGCAGGCCGACACCGCCGCCGAACACCAACACCGCGCCGAAGCTGACCGCCTCCGTAGTGAGGCCGAGAAGCTGGCGAGAAAGATCAAGGAATTAGCCCATGTTTAAGCCCGACCAGATCGCCGCGCTTGATGCGCCGTTGAACAAGGCCAACGTCAAGACGCGCTCGCAAGCCGGGCGGGAACTGTCTTACGTCGAAGCGTGGCACGCCATTGCCGAGGCCAACCGCATTTTCGGCTTTGATGGCTGGGACCGTGAAACCGTCGAACTGCGCCAGCTTGGCGATGTCCGCATGGTTGGCGACAAGGCCCGCGTTGGCTACAGCGCCCGCGTTCGGATCACCGTCCGCGCCGATGGTCAAAGCATCATCCGGGAAGGTTGCGGCTTCGGCTCCGGGATCGACAAGGATTCCGACCAAGCCCACGAAAGCGCCCTGAAGGAAGCCGAGAGCGACGCCATGAAGCGGGCGCTTATGACCTTCGGCAATCCGTTCGGTCTGGCCCTCTACGACAAGACGCAAGCCAACGTGGTTGTGGAAGCTGACACCAGGGCGCGCGATCTTGCCGTGAAGATGCTTCAGGCCAGCCGCGATCTGGACGAAATGAAAGCGATCTGGGCGGCTAACTACAAGGGCTGGCGCGGCGTGCTGTCCGACGCGGATTTCGCCTTCGTCGAGAAGGTCAAGGACAGCCTTAAAATCACCCTTGGCGTTACCGCTGATCCATTCACTCAGCAGGAGGCCGCATAATGGGCGCTCTAGCTGAAATCGCCGCCGAAATGGACCGTCTGGGCATTGGCGCGAACTACCCGCCCGAGCCCACGCCGTTCGACGCCATACAGGTTCACGTTCAAGACCTCGTTGAGACGGCCAAGGGCTTTCTGGACGGCTCTGGCGTCACTACCCAGGCTGAAGCCGACGCGGTGTCAAAGCTGATGGATGAAGGCCGCAAAGCCTCCAAGGCCGCAGACGCCGCCCGCGCCGACGAGAAGCGTCCGCACGATGAAGCCGGGAAGGCCGTTCAAGCCAAGTTCAAGCCGCTCATTGAGAGCGCCGACCGCGTTGTCACGATCTGCAAGCAAGCTCTGGCGCCGTTCCTGATGGCGCAGGAAGCCGAAAAGCAGCGCATTGCGGAGGAAGCCCGCGCCGTTGCGGAGGCCAAGCTGCTAGCCGCCGTCGATGCCGCTCGCGCCGCCCATGCCACCGACTTGGAAGCGCAGGAAAAAGCCGCCGAACTGGAGAAGGAGGCCAGCAAGGCTAACACCCTCGCCAAGCGTGCCGAGAACGACAAGGCGCATGGCAATGGCGGAGCCCGCGCAACCACCCTGCGGACCTCATACGAGCCCGTGATGGTTGATGAAACCGCCGCCGCCCGCTGGGCTTGGAGTGAGCGCCGGGCGGAGTGCGAGGCGTTCTTTCTGTCGCTCGCCTATCGTGCCGTTCGCGAGGGCAGGCGTCAGATTCCAGGCTTCACCATCGAAGAAGTTCGGAACGTGGTCTGATGATCCGCATCCCTGACAGCCACGTCGAACACGCCTTCGACCTTCTGAAGTCCAACAGCCACGCCACGGCCCGCGCCGCCTATGAGTTTGCCGAGAAGCAACTGAAGGTGACGCTGGCCCGCGCTGAGATTGGTTCTAACGGCAAGACCATAGGTGAGCGCCAATCCACCGCCCTTTGCTCACCAGAGTATGAACGCGCGCTGATCGACTTCAAGCTGGTAGCCGAAAACTACTACCGCGAGAGAGACCGCCGAGACGCAGCGTCCGCCGTCATCGACGCTTGGCGCACCCAGCAATCGGACATGCGAGCGATGGGGAAGGTTGGATGACCTATCGCAACCCCGCCCTTCTCCGCCTCGCGGCCAAGGCTCCGCACTGCATGAGCTGCAAGATGGCAAACGCTGGCCAGGTCGTCGCGGCTCATTCCAACTCAATCGAGGACGGTAAAGGCATGGGCATGAAGGCGTCAGACGCCTGCGTCGCCTTCCTCTGCCACGATTGCCATTCGGAGGTTGATCAAGGGCGCCAGGACCGTTCGTGGAAGCGCGAGACGTGGTTCGACGCCTACCGGGCAACGATGCGCTGGCTGATCGAAAGCGGGCACTTCATCGTCTCGCCGGTCCCGACGCCGCCGCCCATCGTCGCACCCAAGCCCTCGCGGAAGATCGCCAAGGGTCGGCCCATACAGTCGCGCGGGTTCGAGAAGTCCGACACGCCGCGAACCATCCCCTCCCGCCCCTTTGGCACGTCCAAGCGGAGCCTTGTCGCAGTTGAGAGGGGGGAGTGATGACCAAGCTCCGCGTGCTTATTGGTTGTGAATACAGCGGAGCCGTCCGCGACGCCTTCCGGGCGCATGGTCACGACGCCATGTCGTGCGACCTTCTGCCGACCGACGTTCCCGGCCCGCACTACCAGGGCAGCGTGTTTGACGTGATCCACTATCCTTGGGATCTGGCGATCTTTCACCCGCCATGCACTCACCTTTCAGTGAGCGGCGCACGGCACTTTGAGGCCAAGCGCCTGGACGGTCGCCAACAGGCTGCGGTGTCGTTCTTCATGACTCTGGCGAAGGCCGACATTCCCCGCATCGCCATTGAGAACCCGGTCTGCATCATGTCGTCGCTCTGGCGCAAACCCGATCAGACCATCCAGCCGTGGCAGTACGGGCATGGGGAAACCAAGGCGACGTGCCTCTGGCTGAAGAATCTCCCCCCCCTGAAACCAACCGACATTGTGGAAGGCCGCGAAGCACGCATCCACCGACTGCCACCAAGCCCTGACCGCTGGAAAGAGCGGTCAAAGACGTTCCCAGGCATTGCCGAGGCGATGGCTTCTCAATGGGGTCAGATCGACACCCGAGCGTCAATTCAGCGGGACATGTTCGCCGCATGACCCCCTGCGCCAACCATTCAGGAGATGAGAGATGAGTGAACAGATCAGAGAGGCCGTGGCGCATCTCGTCGGCATTGCCGAGGAATGGGAAGCCGCAGCCGAAGATGTGGGCCTGACGATAGCGGGCCAACACGCCGGCGCAATACGCGCCATCCTCGACGCCCTATCCCACGAAACCGAGCGGGCCGATCTGCTGCAAGCGGCTGTGAAGGAGCGGACCGCCGAACGCGACGCCCTAGCAGAGCGGGTAAGGGTGCTGGAGACGCTAGTGAAAGCGTTCGACGAACACGCCAAGTCGGGGCTTCACTTCGCCTATCCTCTCGGCTCGCTTCAGAAGATCGAAACCCTCCTCTCCCCCTCTCCGCTTGTGGAGGGTGGGCGATGAAGGAATTTGAGGTCATCCCGGATCACTCAGGACCGCCCGTCTTCGCGCCCGAAAGCGCGACCCGAGAGCGCCTTGTGCCTTGCGCCGTTCGCCAGCGTCCAGCCACCCACGGACAGCACGCCAAAGAGCTTCTTGGCATGCCGTCAGATTGGGAGATCTATTCGTGGGAACAGATCGGCAATCACCCAAACTATTGGGGATTGAAAGTCTCCGGCGGCGTTCCTCGCATCCTCACGCGCGGTCCTCGCAAGGGCAAGAAGTCGTGGCGCAGCTGCGCTTTTGATGCCGCCGTCACCATCCGTCACGAGGCGCACAATGCATGGCTCGCGGCGTGGGAAGGAGACACCGGACATTGTTGCGACTGTGAAGGCACGGGGCAACGGGTTGCCAGTTGGTCTCGCGAGACCGGTCACGAATACAAGCCCTGCAAACGCTGCGACGCCAGCGGTATTGCCCCCATCCAGAACCCACCCAAGCCCGACGATGGCGGCGAAGCCGACCAACTGGGCAGCTCCGGGACGACCCAAAATGACTAACTCCACCACCCCCACCGATAACGCCGGGGAGACGCGGGACGGCTTGTCGGCTGCAAACCGGACGCTGATCCAGGCCCACGGCGGAAATCCCGGCCTCAATTGGGCCGAGGAATACCCATCGACGTTAAACCGCCTCCTCAACGCCGCACGCGCCGCCGTCCCCACCCAACAGGCTGTCGTCTCTGAGGGGCTTCTGACCCGCGAAGTCATCGCAGCCGTCATCAACGCATGGGACGACACGTTGAACCCCGGAAGCCTCGCTTACGAGGACATCGAGGCTCGCCTGCGCAAGGACCCGAGAACCGCCGCTTTGGCTCAAGGGGCGGGCGAGAGGCTGAAGCCGACCCCGCTAACCGATCTCCCCGCCGCCTTGGCTGCATACCAGGCCCGATGCGATGAGATGGACGCCGCCCCTCCCCCTTCTAGTGCGGGAGAGGCGTGATGGGGAAGCTTACCAAGGAAGTTGAGGCCCTGTTTCTGGCTGGCCAACATTGCCAAGGCGGCCACAGCGACGCCGGGCGGGCAATAGCCGACGTTCTCGGCCTGCCGTTTCCACTGACGATGGCGGCCCTCATGGAAGGGCTACGGGAGCGCGGCGAAAACCCAGTGCGGTTCTATCCGTGGATGATCAGGGCGGTAAGCATCGTGCACGGCATCGATAAAGGAAAGCACCCGTACTTCACCGCAGCCGAGCTTGCCGCCGCCCTCACCGGAGATCAGCCATGAGCACAAACCCCCGTGATGTGGTGGCGCGGATTGTCGATCAAGGCGCTTGGTCTGGCGAAGGCGACCTGACTTGGATCGCTCGTCAGGCTCGCCGCGACGCATCGCTCGCCAAGGCCGACACCATCCTATCCGCCCTTCAGCCAGCCGTGACGGATGAGGCTGTAGAGGCGGCGGCTCGGTCACTTCATTGGACGGGCAGCATCACGCCAGAAGACGCCCGAGCCGCCCTAACCGCAGCCCTTCCGTTTATGATGGGGAAGACCAATGGATAGCCTAATCAAGCGCCTTCGGGAGGCGGAAGCTGGATCGCGGGAGCTGGACATCGCCGTCATGCGCGAGGCCGGGCTGTCCATGTCCATGATCGGCCTCACGGTTCCAGGCTACACAACCTCCCTAGACGCCATTGTCGCCCTGATAGGGGAGAAGCTGCCGGGGTGCGAATGGGAGGTCGGGTACGATAGTGCTGCTCAGCGTTATAGCGCCGCCACGAACCCGATATGGTGGTTTGACGCGCCAACGCCAGCTTTGTCGCTCTGCGTCGCACTGCTTGAGGCCCTACAATCACAGGAACCCGCCCCGCCATTTATAGGGAGGGGGGAGACTTGAGCGCCCGCTACCTGACCATTCCGAAGTTCGCGGAACTGAGCGGCTATTCGACAAAAGCTATCGAGGTGAAGATCGCCCGTGGCGTCTGGCTGGAAAATCGGCAGTATCGCCGCGCGCCAGACGGGCGGGTCTTGGTCGATACGATAGGCTACGAGAAATGGGTCGAAGGCCAACTGGAACCGTCGAGCCGCGCGCGAGCAGCATCCGCCTAAAGTTCACCCACCTTGGAACGCGGCAGGTGGAGGGGCTAGACCTTGCCCCGACGCCAGCCAACATCAAAGCCGCTGAACGCCTTCTGGGCCGCATACAGGCCGCTATCGGGGCGGGAATATACCGACGTGAGGATTTCTTCGAAAGCGCCTCTAAGGCCCCTGCAAACCAGACCTTTGGGGACTATGCCGAAAAGTGGCTGGCAACCCTGACGGTCGAGCACGGGACGCTGAAGCACTACCAAGCCGCCATCCGCAATGTCTGGATACCGGCACTAGGCGACAAGCTGCTACCCCGCGTCCTGCCGACCGATATCAAAACCGTGCTGGCGAGCCGGTCTAAGGTCGTCACCGGCAAGACCGTCAACAATGATCTGATCCCGCTGCGCCAGGCGCTAGAGGCGGCGGTCGATGATGGGCTGATGGTCGTCAACCCAGCCGCCAAGATCAAAAACCTAAAGCACCAGAAGCCGACGCCAGATCCGTTTACCGCCGACGAAATGGAAGCCATATTGGCTGATCTGAAGGAAAGGGCGCCGGTTCAGGTCTGGGCCTATTTTGAGTTTGCCTTCCTCGCCGGATTGCGGCCGAGCGAGCTGATCGCCTTGAAATGGGGGAAGGTCGATTGGGCGCGGTCTCAGGTCCGCATCGACACGGCCAAGACCTATAGCCGCGAGAAGGGAACCAAGACCGGGACGATACGCGACGTTGACGTTACCCCTCGCGCGATGGAGGCCCTGGTAGCCATGAAGCCCTTTACGTTCATGAAGGGCCTAGATAGCCCGATCTTCGCCAACCCCGCGACAGGCCAGCCGTGGGCCACCGACGAGTACCAACGGGTGACGTACTTCACCCCTACCCTCAAGCGCCTTGGCATCCGTCACCGGGGCGCGGTGCAGACCCGCCACACATTCGCCACCACGAACCTCATGGGCGGGATAAATCCTGCCTATATCGCTCGCCAGATGGGCCACGCGAACACGGCGATGCTTTTTACCGTCTATTCGAGGTGGATCGACTCAGCCGACGCCGGGCGGGAAGCGGCCAAGATGGCGGCGCTACACCGCCCTCAATCGTCCCCGAATTGTCCCAATGTCGTTACCGGTGATTGATATCACTTGACAAATTTGGTGCGGATGAGAGGACTCGAAGCACCCATTTGGGAACGTAAGAGGACCGGAGAGGGTCTGTCGTCAAGGCCCGGCTGAAGTCGGTCCTCTGAGACCCTCGGACATCCTCTCAATTGTCCCAGATATCGTCCCCGCTGCGAGCGATACCGACAATGAGCCAACCGTTCGATTTCATCGCCATCATGCTCACTCGGCCAAAATGGCGGGAAGACGTTGCGGCGAGGTTCTGGGCCAAGGTGTCGCCAGGTGCGGAACCAGATGCTTGCTGGACGTGGATCGGGGCCAAGAAGGCCAATGGCCCCGGTCGCGGGTATGGCTCATTCAAACTCAGGAGCGACATAAGCAGGGGCGCGCACCGCGTCTCCTACGCCTTGTTCAATGACGTCTCGCCGGGCGAGCTGATGGTCTGCCATCGCTGCGACAATCCATCGTGCGTGAACCCGCTGCACTTCTTCCTCGGCACGGCTAAGGACAACAATGCCGACACGGCGGCCAAGGGGCGGCGCGGGGTCCGCGATCAGCGCGGGGAGAACAATGGCGCCGCGAAGCTAACCGCAGAACAGGTCGAAAGGATCAAGCGCTGCATTGTGCAGGGCGAGTCCAACCAGTGCATCGCCCGGCGCTACAACGTGTCTCATTCGCTGATCAGCCGGATTGGCCTTGGCAAGTCGTGGGGCAACGTCCCGTTGCGGCCGCACTTCCCCGGCCCTCGGTCGACCCTCTCCGTGTAAACGAACACGCCACCCGGCCGGGCCTTGGGGATCAAGGGGTTGGGGCCAGTGGTCAGGGGGTTTCGGCGGGATCTGTTCGCGTTGCGTTGTCGGGATACTGGGGCGTATCAGGGGCGAGACGCTAGGGTGGCGGCGGTAGTGGCATCCAATAGCGCGCGTTGTAGTCGCCAAGCCCTTCAAGCCAGACCAAGCCGTTACCCAAAACCTTACCGGCCATAGGGTGCTTCCACAGCGGATGCCACGCTAGGACGATATCGAGATCCTTTGCGGTCTCTATCGGCATCCACTCCATCACTCCCCTCCGTCTGGGCGCTTGCGTTCGGCATACCTGGCGCGCTGGGCGCAGCGGTTGGCGAGCGCCTGCTTTTCGCTCTTAAGCTCCGAAACGCTAGCGGCGGCGCGGGCAATCTTGGCGTCGATCTTTTCGAGCCGCGCCCGCTCTGCGTCGGTCAGGTATTTGCGCCAGCGTGTTTCTTCCATGCTCTGTATTTCGCACAAAACATCACGGCAAACAAGTGAGAATGACGCTTGCAATCTCATGCAGTTTGTGTGAGACTTTAACCACTGAACCGACCCTGACCACACAGGAGGCGACCATGAACAGCGGCGGCTAAACCACCGGCCCCTCGGATGGATTTCCGGTTTCCCAGCGCACCCTCCCCGCGCCGGGTGATCCGAAGACCAACAGACAGGATTGAGACGATGAGCGAAGCGCCAAACCCCGCCGACTTTTGCGTCAATGACCGTCCGCGTGAGTATTCCGTGCGGTTCGACGTGCGCGGCGAAATCCACCTCACCATTGAAGCGGACAGCCTTGAAGCCGCTAGGGCGCAGGCTCAGGCGATGGTGGAGGCCGACGATTTCGGCCTGGAATTAGACGAGGTTACGCACGCGGACATTGCGGCGCTCTATAAGTCGAGGTCGATGTTTTTCGTCACCCGCGACGGCTGCTCAGTGCAGGTTAGCCATCTGCTGCCGGGCGATGTTCCGCGCAAGCCGAGCGAACGCGGCTTTTAACCCCCAACCCCAACCCCAACCCCCTCTGGGAGGCAGGAGATAGAGATGAGCGAATGGCAACAAATGGCGTTTTGCCCAAATGGCGTCTTGGTCGAAACCAAGATCGACGACAAGGACGGCGCAAGGAACTTCGCCAAGCTGCGACGGTCTAACAACCTGTTCTGGACGGAGCGGGGCGATATGTACGTCTATTATACTCCGACGCACTGGCGCACGGTTGACGGCGCTAGCCTGCCTTACCCGTTAGAGCGCGTCGCCTAACCCCCTCCAACCGGCATAGGCCGCAGGGATAGAGAGAGACACAACATGGCTGAATGGAAACGAACTGATCGGCTGCTCTACACGCTGGAGCAAATTGGCTGGCGCAAGGGCGAACCTGTCGAGCAGAACCGGCTCATGATCCGGGTCGAGGGCGGGCCAAACGCGACCAACGAGGAGCTTGACGACCTCATGTGGCGTCTGGACAAGTTCCTGTCGGCCGAAGCCAACCCATGATCCACATCACCCACACCGTCCGCAACGACAACCCCGACACGATCTACAACGTTCTAGCCGCCCGCCTTGGCCGGGAGCCGAGCGAGGCTGAAGCGCGCGATGAGGTGTTGCGGATATTGGATGAAGCAAGGCAGGAGAGAAGCTGATGGAAGATAAGACCGTCTTTGGAATGAAGCTGGTGCATGTGGACGACATGCCCGATGGCGTTTTCAGTTTCCGGTTTCCAAACCGAGTTCACAGCTTCCGAGTTGAAGGCGATCAGATCGTTGATCTCGGATGCAAGGTCGATAAGCCCGTCAGGGTTTTGAGGGATGGAACGATCATCTCAGACGCGAAAAGCGCCGCCACCCCGAAGGATGACGGCGCGCTGTAGCTCAAGCCGTTTCCGGCGAGCGGGTGTCGTGGTTGCGGCCCTTATCGGGCGGTCATCTGATCCAGGGGAGCCACCATCGTTTGGGTTTGGTCGCAGCGGTGTAGCCGTCAACAATCGCCACCACAGCCTCACGCCGCGTATCGCACAGCGACACAGCCGCCTCCTGACGAATGACCAGTGAGCCCAGATCGCCAACCGTGGCGAGGGGTCCGACGTCGGCCCGGTTACAGGGCGCTCGCAGGCTTTCCGGGATCATGATCTGGACCGGACCCGGAGCCGTTGCGCATCCTGTCGATCCCAGCACGCACAGCATCCCCAAAAGCGGGCGGTAAGGTAGTTTCGGCACCTTGGGCAGCTTCGACATGTTCTGCGGCTCCTGCGGCTTCCTGACGAACGGTGATTTCAGACCTGACAACGTGGTCTAGAGCCTGCGTCGTGGTCGTGGCGACGGTGGCTTGCTGGGTGGCGGTCTCGGCCTTGGTCTCGGCCTTCTTTCGCAGTCCCCAAGGATCAAACGTCAGAGACGCGAACAGCAGCGCCACGGCGGCAATCACCCCGCCGATGATGTAGGTTTCCAGCTTTCTCATCCGACGATCCCCCGGATAATCCACCGGCCAACCATGACCAGCAGGGCGAGGCAGGCAACGAACCCGGCGATGAAGATCAGGGCGCCGGTCATGGCTCGCCCCGATAGATTGCAGCTTCCGCCGCCCGGCGCTTGGTGAGGCCCTTGAGCGTGACGCCAGCCTGTTTCGACCACCGGCCGAACTGACCAGCCGCCGCGTCGTGCTCCCCGGCCTTGTGCAGCTTCAATAGCGTGGAGCTGTTGAGCGCCGCGAGGCCGCAGTTGTAGGCGAACGAAACCAGCGCATCGAACTGGCCCTGGGTCGTCGGTGCGCGGCCGATGGCGCCCGAAACACCGGTCGAGAACTTGGCCAGATCGGCCGCGAAACGCTCGTCAGCCTGCGCTTGGGTCCACGTCATGCCCAGCTTGATGTCGGGGCCGGTCGATCCCCAGCCGAGCGTTGGCCGGTCATTTGGCGTCGGCATGTAGGCTTTGAGCTTGCACTTCTCAAACGCCTTGATGAAGTCGATGATCTTGGGGCTTGGCGTCATGCGGCTGCGCTCCATCCGGTGAACGTTTTTGGGCCATCGCCCTCGCGCCAGTAGCGGCGGCGGATAAGGATCATTTCCTCGAAAGACCACTTGCGGACGTGCCCGCCCCAGACCGTCGCGAGGCAGACGCCCGAGCGCCAGGTTGAGCCGCCCTTGTTGGCGAACTGCTCAATGTAGCCGGGGGGAAGCGCCGTTGCCGCGCTGTACATCGTCGGGGATCGGAAGGGGCCGGATTTAAAGTCGGTCATCTGAAGGGCGCGATGGTCATCCCCGTGGATCGTATCGAACAGCGCCTTGTTAACGCGCTGGGTCTGGGCCATCGGTCGGCCAAGGCCATTGAATGGGACGTGCACGAACCCGACCCCGCCAATGAACCGATATTCGCCATAGGGGGTCGTCCTGAAGCCCCATTGCGCGAACGCCTCGTCAACCATCTGGCCATGCGAAACGCCGTCCGGGTGCTGGTTGTCATAGCGCCAAGCGCGCACCTCGTGATTGCCGAGCGTGCAATCCTTCTTGGGCTTGTGAGACCCTAGCCCATCCTGAAACGCCTTCTGGCTTTCGTGGAAGCTCTCGCGGTCTTGGTCGAATGTCGGCTTGGCCCTGCCCTCGAATGTCGCCCGGTCGGTGTGTGACGAGAAGCAATCCATCGTCCACCAGTCGCCAACCTGAACGACCCGATCAACGCCGTGGTCAGCAGCGAACGCGCCCAGCCAACGGAACCGGCTCTTGTCGCGAATGTGCGGGCTGTCGTGCGCGTCCCCGATGACGCAGATGGTGATGGGGTCGCCGTCCGGGTCGCTCTCTTGGGTGTGGTCCTGTGTCGGGATAACCGGAGCGCCGGGCGAGTGGTGCAGGTATTGGCGGGGGCGGTAGGCGCTCCAATCCGGTTCAATCCCCGACGCCTTGGCCAGATCGAGTATGGACCGGAAACCGGCAAAGCTGATCCCGGTTCCGTCGGGCTTGAGCCACCGTTTCGCCGCTTCATGGGTCGCTTGGTGACTTCCGGGACCGGGCGACCAAATCGCCGTAAAGCCCTCCCTCAGACAGGTCTCGACAAGGGCGCAAGCGGCCCTGTATTT